GATGTTTTTTCATTTAACATGCCTGAAGATGGAATTTTATTTAAAAGTGGAATGACTTGCAGTACAATTACAAGTGCGAAAGCAACTGTATTAATAGATAAGTAAGGTCTAAATGGCAACTTCTGGAACTACAACCTTTGAATCAGGTTTTTATATCGATGATATAATCACTGAAGCCTATGAACGTATAGGTAGATTTGATTATTCAGGTAATGATATAAAAACAGCTAGACGTTCTTTAAATATAATGTTTCAAGAATGGGGCAACAGAGGTTTGCATTTTTGGGAAGTAAAAAATAATTCAATTACATTAGTTGATGGTCAAGCAGAATATACAATGTATAGATCAGCAACTGATGGTACATCAGATGCAACAGCAGTGTATGGTGTAGATGATATTTTAGAAGCCGTTTATAGAAATTCTTCTGGAGTTGATTTTTCTTTAACAAAAATTAATAGATCAACTTATCAAGGTTTATCTTCTAAAACACAAGAAGGAACTCCAACACAATATTTTGTACAAAGATTTATTGATAAAGTTACAATCACTTTATATCTAACTCCAGGATCCACTGAAGCCGGAAACTTTCTTAACTACTATTATGTTAGCCGGATTCAGGATGCAGGGAACTATACAAATAATGCAGATGTACCTTACAGATTTGTACCTTGTATGGTATCAGGACTTTCATATTATTTATCACAAAAATTTAAACCAGAATTAACTCAACAAATGAAGTTATTATATGAAGATGAATTACAAAGAGCTCTTGAAGAAGATGGTTCTTCATCTAGTACATTTATAACTCCAAAAACTTATTATCCAAATGTCTAGATCAAACGGAAAATACGCACAATTTATTTCAGACCGATCAGGTATGGCTTTTCCATATAAAGAAATGGTTGTTGAATGGAATGGTTCAAGGGTACATGTTTCAGAATTTGAACCTAAGCAACCACAATTAGAACCTAAACCAACAGTTGCTGATCCACAAGGTTTACAATTTGCAAGACCTGCTAGAGTTGAACCTGAAACAGAAAGTTTATTACCTAGTAATCCATTTAATTTTACTTCAGGGTCAAGTATTGTAACAGTTACAGAACCTAATCATCAAAGATCTACAGGTGATATTGTTGTATTTAGAAATGTAGATGGAAGTCCAGGCGGATTAAATTTTTCTTTGTTTGAAAATGCTTCAGGATTTAGTATAACAGTTATTAATACAAATAGTTATAGTTTTAACTGCGGAAGTAATGCAACGCTAACAGGAGACTCAGGAGGAATGACTGCGACCGCTGGTCCAGTAACATTAACACCATAATGACATACGCAGAACTAGTACAAAAAATTAGAGATTACACAGAAGTAGATAGTAATGTTTTAACATCTACTATTGTAGATGGAATTATTAATGATGCAGAATTTAGAATATTTAGAGATATAGATTCTGATAATAACAGAAGATATGCAACAGCTAATTTAATTACTTCAGATAGATTTATAGATAGACCCGCGGGTTTACTAATTGTTAGATCAGCTCAAATTGTTGATTCTGATGGAAGTTCACAACCTGATAATAGAGAATTTTTAGAATATAGGGATACAAGTTACATGTCAGAATATAATCCTACTGGAGCTACAGGGGTTCCTAAATATTACAGTTTGTGGGATGAGCAAAAAATAGTAGTAGCACCTACGCCAGATGCTACTTATGAAATTCAGTTAAACTATATCTTGAAAGACCCTGGTTTATCTGCTACAAATACAACTACATATATCAGTACAAATTTTCCCAATGGACTTTTATATGCATGCTTGGTAGAAGCATTTTCATTTTTAAAGGGGCCAAATGATCTCTTGCAATTATACGAAGGAAAGTATAAACAAGTAGTTGAAGGCTTCTCTATAGAACAAATGGGAAGACGAAGACGAGATGAATATCAATCAGGTGTTCCTCGAGTCGGCGGAAAATAAAAAACTAGGAGATAACTTATGGCTATAACACAAGCGATTGCAAATGCATTCAAGAAACAATTACTAGAAGGAGATCAAAATTTTTCTTCATCTGGTGGTGATGTTTTTAAACTAGCTCTTTATACTTCTTCAGCAACTCTAAACTCAGCGACTACTGCTTACACAGCAACTAACGAAGTTGCAAACAGTGGTCAATACACAGCTGGTGGTTCAGATCTGACAGGTCAAAATACTTCAATTGCATCAGGTGTTGCAATTGTTGACTTTGCAGATCTATCATTTACTGGTGTAACGTTGACGGCTAGAGGTGCATTAATTTATAACACATCTTCTGCAGTTACTAATGCAGCAGTTGCAGTTTTAGATTTTGGAGCAGATAAAACAGCTACATCAGGAACTTTCACAGTACAGTTTCCAGCATTTACTACAGCAGCAGCTATACTAAGAATCTCCGGCTAATTAAGGAGGTCTAGATGGCATTAGTTGTAAATGACAGAGTTAAAGAGACTTCTACCACTACTGGTACAGGTACTTTTACTCTTGCAGGAGCAGTATTAGGATTTGAAACTTTTTCATCAGCAATTGGAAATACAAACACAACTTATTATACAATTGTAAATGAGAATGGAGAATTTGAAGTAGGACTTGGAACTGTAGCAGCTGGCACTTTAGCTAGAACTACAATTATATCATCATCTAATAGTGATGCTGCAGTAAATTTTTCTGCAGGTACTAAAGATGTTTTCTGTACCCTTCCTGCATCCAAAGCAGTCATACTAGATTCAAGTGATAACATTGTTGCAAACAATGGATCTAATTTAACAAATTTAAACGCAGATAATTTAGCTTCTGGTACAGTTCCAGATTCAAGGTTTCCTGCTACATTACCAGCAGCAAATGGTTCAGCACTTACAGATTTAAATGCAACTAATTTAGCAAGTGGTACAGTTCCAGATGCAAGATTCCCAGCAACACTCCCTGCAATTAGCGGAGCAAACTTAACAAACTTAGATGCAGATGATTTAGCTTCAGGTACAGTACCTGACGCAAGGTTTCCTGCAACACTTCCAGCTGCGAGTGGTGTAAACTTAACAGCTCTTAATGCTTCAAACGTTGCTTCAGGGACTTTATCATCAGATAGATTACCAACAGTACCAACAACAAAAGGTGGTACAGGTTTAACTGCAATTGGTACAGCTAATCAAGTTCTTGCAGTAAATGCAGGAGCAACTGCTTTAGAATTTCAAACACCAGAAGTTGGTGATATTACAGCTGTAACAGCAGGTTCAGGTTTAACAGGAGGTGGAACTACAGGTGACGTTACATTAAATGTTGGCGCTGGAAACTTAATTGACGTTCAAGCAGATCAAATAGATGTTGATCTTTCAGAATTAACTACATCTACATCAGACGCTGATGGTGATTTTTTTGTTGTAGTAGATAGTGCTAATGCACAGAAAAAACTTACAAAAGCAAATATAAATAACTCAGGATTTAATAATGACGCTGGGTACACAACGAATGTTGGAGACATAACTGGAGTTACTGCAGGTACAAATTTAACAGGTGGTGGTACAGCAGGGACTGTTACTCTTAATATGGCAACAGGTGGTGTTGGATCTGGAACTTACGGAAGTACAGCTAACGCAACTAAAATTGATACAATTACTGTTGATGCTTATGGTAGAGTCACTGCGGTTGCAACTGGAGCAACTGGTGATATTGATGGAGTTACTGCAGGTAATGGTCTTACAGGTGGAGGAACATCTGGTACACCAACTTTAAACGTTGGAGCAGGAACTGGTATTGATGTTTCAGCAGATGCAATTGCTGTAGATGTTTCTGACTTTATGACTAATGGTGCAAATAACAGAATTGTTACTGCAACTGGTACAGACGCACAAAATGCAGAAGCTAATTTAACTTTCGATGGTTCAGAATTAAATGTCACTGGCCACGTTGTTCCAGGAGCAACAGATACTTATGACTTAGGTGAATCAGGAAATGTTTGGAGAAACCTATACACTGGTGACTTACATTTATCTAACGAAGCAAAATCTGAAGGTAATACTGTTGATGGCACTAAAGGTAACTGGACTATTCAAGAGGGTGCTGAAGATCTTTACATACTAAATAATAAATCTGGCAAAAAATATAAGTTCAAGCTAGAGGAAATTTAATCAATCATGGCGTTTGGAATAACAGCTTTTGCAGAAAGTCCTTTTGCTGCAACTGGATCACAAAGTATTAATGTTCAAGTAACAGGTCAAGAACTTACTATAGCAGAAACATCTCCAAATATAGTAATTGATGTAAATGTTTCTTTAACAGGTCAAGATATAACTATTACAGAAGGTGATGTTGGTATTTTTGCAGGTGTTGTTGCATTCCCAACAGGGGAAGCTTTATCTGCTAATTTAAATTCAGTTTATACAATTGGAAATGGAAATGTTTCACTTACAGGTCAAGAATTAACTGCTACAGAAGGAACATTAACTTTAGACGCAAATACATTTGCTTCAGTTAGTGGTGAAGCAATGACTGCAGCAGAAGGAACAGTAGATCCTTCTCCAGATGCGAGTGTTACCGGTATTGGAATGTCTGCAGCGTTAGGTCTTGGAACAGTTACTGCAGGAGCTGATATAGCTGTTACTGGTCAAGAAATGACAATGGCTCAGGGTAATACTTTAGCTTTCACTGATGTTGTAATAGAAGATGTTACAGGCATAGGAATGACTATGGCTCAAGGTAGTGTTACTACTACAGCTAACGCTAATTTAACTTTATCTGGTTTTGACCTGACTATGCAGGAAGATAATGTTACTGTAGGAGCAGATGCAAATGTTACTTTAACTGGAGAAGCTATGACAGCTACTCTTGGAACAGCAATTGGTTTTACAGATGTAGATATAAGTATTACTGGTCAAGAATTGACTATGCAAGAAGGAACTGCTACAGCTCCTGATTCATTAGCTATATTAACAGGAATTGAAATAACAATGGCAGAAGGTAGTATACAAAACATTATATGGAACCCAGTAGATACAGGAAATGCCCCAATTGACCCTCCAGGTTGGAAAGAAGTAGCTTGATTTACATGAAAAATATAAATATAATAAAATATTAAGGAATTTATAATATGGCCAATTCAACATCAGCTAATTTAAAACTAACGGTACAGGCAACTGGAGAAAATTCAGGTACTTGGGGACAAATTACTAACACTAATTTACTAATTCTTGAACAAGCAATTGGTGGTTATGATGCTGTAGGGTTAAATGCAACAACAGGTGCAACTCTAACTTTTTCAAATGGTGTTTTATCAAACGGTAAAAATCAAGTAATAAAACTAACAGGAACAATTACATCAAATGTTGATGTTGTAATCCCAGATTCCATTGAAAAAACTTACCTTGTAGAAAATGCAACAACAGGTGCTTTTACAGTAACTTTTAAAACTACTTCTGGAACAGGAGCTACTTGGACTGCAACAAATAAAGGTTATAAAATTTTATATTCAGACGGAACTAATATTGTAGATATTTCTACGGATTTAGGAGATATAAATGTAGGGGTAGTTACCTCAGAAGGTATTACTGCTACAGGAAATATTGTACCAGGAGCAAACGACACTTATGATTTAGGGTCTGCTTCAAGTGTATGGAGAAATTTATATACTGGAGATTTACATCTATCAAATCAAGCAAAAGATCAAGGTAATATGATAGATGGAACTAAAGGTAATTGGACTTTACAAGAAGGTGAAAATGATATATTTATGATTAATAATATATCTGGAGAGAAATTTAAAATTAATTTATCTAAGATAAAAGGAGATTTATAATGGGAGTAGTATCGTGCGGAACAACAATGTTGGACCAAGGAGTTTTTGAAAATATAGGAGCAGTTACTTGGGATACTACAGCTAAAACTGCATCGTTCACAGCAGTATCTGGTAATGGGTATTTTGTTAATACTACTTCTACTGCTATAACTTTAACTTTACCAGCTTCTCCTAGTGCTGGAGATATTGTAAGTGTTAAAGACTATGCTTTTACATTTGCAACCAACAATTTAACAGTTGCTAGAAATGGATCACCTATTGGTGGAGGAACAGGAAATAATCCAGTTTATTCTACAAATGGTACTGCATTAACTTTTATTTATGTAGATGGAACTCAAGGTTGGTTAGTAACTAATGAATCAACTGATACATCTGAAGCTATTACTAATACATTTATTACAGCAACAGGTGGGACAATAACAACTTCTGGAGATTATAAAATTCATACATTTACAAGTCCAGGTACATTTTGTGTATCAGCAGGTGCAGGACCAGTAGCAGAAGTTGATTATTTAGTAGTTGCTGGTGGAGGTGGTGCTTCTTATGATTCAGGTGGTGGAGGTGGGGCAGGAGGTTTTAGAGCTTCTTCAGGAACTTATACAGTTGGTTGTTCTCCAGCTTCTCCTTTAATTAGTTGTGTTTCAGCTTTACCAGTTTCAGTACAAGGTTATCCAATTACAGTTGGAGGTGGTGGTGCAAGTGCATCAACAGGTGGAGCTTCAGGAACTTCAGGTTCAAATTCAACAGCAATAGGAATTACATCTTCTGGAGGTGGTGGTGGTGGTCGTGATTCAGGTGGTCTTCCAGGTGGTTCAGGTGGTGGTCTAGGAGGAACTTCTGGTTCTTGTGGTGGATCAGGTAATACACCTGCTGTTAGTCCCCCTCAAGGACAACCAGGTGGTATTGGAAGTGGTTGTCCCTCTGCTTCTGGTGGTGGAGGTGCTATAGTTGCTGGAGAATCAAAACACCCTAGTTATGGTTGTGTAGGTGGAGATGGTGGAGATGGTGCAGGAGTACCAACTGCATTTGGAACTTCAGGTGAAAGCTCTGGTTCATATTATTATTTCTCTGGTGGTGGAGGTGGAGGGCCAAGAGGTGTTTGTTGGTGTGTACCAGGTCTTGGTGGAACAGGTGGAGGTGGAAATAGTGTACCCAGTGGTCCAGGTAATGCTGGAGCAGCTAACACAGGAGGAGGTGCAGGTGGTCCCTCTGGAAGTAGCGTAGCACAAGCTGGAGCTGGTGGCTCTGGTATAGTAATAATAAGATACAAATTTCAATAGGTAAAAATTATGGCACATTTTGCAAAAATAGGATTAAATGGAAAAGTTATTCAAGTATTAACTTTGAATAATGGCGATATGTTAAACGCTGATGGCGTTGAAGATGAAACAGTAGGACAACAGTATTTAGAGACACATAATAATTGGCCTGCACAAATGTGGATTCAAACTTCATACAATACAGCAGGTGGTCAACATAAAAATGGTGGAACACCTTTTAGAGGAAACTACGCAGGTATAGGTTATACTTGGGAAGAGGACGATCAAATCTTTTGGCCTAAAAAACCTTATGCATCTTGGGTAAAACATAATGAATCAGCTTCTTGGAAATCACCAATTGGTGATGCTCCAGCATTAACAGAAGAACAAACTTCACAAAATACAGACGATCCAGAAACTTATCATTGGCATTACGTTTGGAATGAAGCTAATACAACTTGGGACTTGACAAACAGCAAAGCATAAATTAAAAATGGTGGTGGTATGCAAAAGAAAGTCTTAACAGAACAAGCATTATATTTTGGTGATGTAGAGATGCCCAAGTATTGGGACATCGACCGAAATAAATTAACTGGCGACATTCTACAATCAACTTATTCAAACAAAGATTTTCCATTCTCAAGAACTTGGGATA